GACCCTGATTAGCACCAAGAACGTTCTGCCAGTCCCAAGAAGTTGAATCCTGGCGAATTGAATAGTCGCAAGTCCATTCAGAAACGTTTCCGGCACAATCAGTAAGATTATACGCAGATACTGCATAAGGCTTAACACCTGTACCAGAATGCTTACCGTCAGAAGTAGAAACACTACAACCAGTGTAAGTTCTTCCGGTGTTAGTTGTTTTAGTCCAACCATAGTTATTAGAACCGTCTTCACCCTGTGGGCTTCCAAATGCACTGGCAAGCCATTCATTATAGCGTAACAAGCGCATTCCCTGTTTGTGTGCAAGTTCATTGAAGTTGAACTGTGACAAACCTTCAGTTCCGGTTACTGGCAAAGCGCCATATTTAGAAACAAGTTTACCTTCAGCAATCGGCAGATTATTTGTACCAGCCATAAAGGAAATAGTTTCTTCTGCAGAAGCAATATAGATGCCCTGCCATACGCCGTGAACTTCAACCATACCAGGCGCAATAACACGCGGTCTGTGAACCAAATCCCATACACTGTTAGGAACAATGCCTTCAGTGACATTATCCTGCCATTTTGTACCGCTTGCGCCCCATTTTGCTCCGGTAGAATCAATAGGAATCCATTTTCCATCATCAGAAACCTTGCGGATAGTTCCATAATGGAAACCGCCGATTCTTCTGGAAGTCAAAGCTGTGCTTCCGTCAGGGAAAGTAGAATTTAAAGAAACAACGATTTCCGGCTGTTCGCCATCAATGCAAAGATAAACATAGTAATCTTTACCAAATTCAAGCGTATCGCCTGTATCAAGCGCAGCTGCTGGATCAAACTCCAAATCGCTGTCTTTAAGAATAATAGGACGCCATGCAGAACCATCATAGATAGGAATTGAAACGCCCTGATTCAAAATCAATTTGTCTTCATCGTAGGCAAACGGATTTTTCTTTGAAAGAAACTTTGAACCAACAGCCTTTACCGGGCTGGAAGCTGGAATCAAAGAAACGCTGCAAGGATCTATAAGGTCCTTATATTCATGCAATGCCATTTTTCACTCCTATTCCAATTTAGCGATTAAAGCGTTAATCCATTCATCGCTAACTGCAAGTTTATTTTTTTCAGCTGCCGGATCTTCTACCTTTTCGTAGTCTTCCGGTGTCTGTTCTTCCACTGGAACATCTTTGCTGGATTCCTTCAAAACAAGTTTGTAGTGATCATCGCGCAAATGTTCCAGGCGTGATTTCATTTCGCCTTTTCCGGCATTATGAACCACGGCATATTCAACGGCATTTTCCCAGTCTGTTTTTGTGTTACAAGTTGCTGGAATTCCAACCATCTTTAGGCCTCCTTTTTCTTAGCCAATTTTGTTCCGACTGCTGTACTGATAATTCCGGCGATGATAACAACAATACCTATAATCATTGAAATCATAGAAACCATTGTATCGCTTGAAATCAAGCCAAAGAATCCAAGTACAAAAGAACCAATTCCAACCGCTGCAATTCCAACGATTGTAAGCCAGTTCTTTTTTTCTGCCCCGTTGTACAAGTTTGCACAAGCAAGACCAGCACCAAACATTGTTACTGCAAAAGCGCCAATTTCTGCAGCAGGAATCTTACAGAACCACATTGCAACAGCGCCAACAGCTACAAGAACCAAACCGATAATAGTACCGATTTTCTTTGTCATTTTAAGCTCCTCCGGGCAATTACCCGTTTGACAAAAATATTTATGATACCTTCTGAACCTGAAGATTCACGTTCATAGAAGCGTAATCATTCCATAAACCAACACCCCAGTTTCTCGCACCCCATGTAACATGACGTGTTCCTGGTGTAATTTTTCCGTCAACAAGACGGCGGGCATAAATATGAATTCCATCACTTTCAGCAGAACCACCAAAAGAAAGGAACTCAGGATAATTCCCGGCGGCATTCACAATAACCGCATAAGTAGCATCAGCATCAAAAGTCAACCCTAAATCGTTCCAGGCAATTACAGTTTCTTCACCAGCAATTTCAACCTGAAACAACTTTTCATTGAAAGAATTGTCAATCAGCTTCAAAATTGCAGTAAGAACATCTGAATTGTTTGCATTGTCTTCATTGCCGGAAATCCCGTTCAAATTACCAAATGCCTTTTTCCAGATAGCCTGTCGCGCACCAATAATGTCATTAAAGAACTTTGCCAGCCACGGTGTACCATCAATGGAATCTGTAGCTGAAGCATCAATCGCTTTTCCGGCCGGATAATTAACATCCGTTCCGTCGTAGTAATCGCTATAATTAGCATCAATTTTTAACATCTAATTTCCTCCGTTAGATCCAATCAATATCCAAAACCGCAACCGTCTGAACCGGCTTCAGTCTAAGAATCAGGTATTCAATATAGTTTTTGTATATAGCCGGAATTTCCAGCTTTTCTACATACAAAATCTGGTGACGGGCATTTCTTACAACCGACTTTGCAACATAAAAACAGAATTGCCAGTATTTAGCATCGTTCGGGATAGAATAAGGCGAAGAAGTGTCATTTCGCAGAATTGTCGGATTAAATGTTTCGTCACCAATACGCATTCCGCAAACCGCATTTCTATTCCCGCAAACCATCGTTTTATAGTTACAAACACACGTGTAAACATAATTTGATTTACGCGGGTTTCCAGTCGGAATGTTTTCAAAAATGTTTATTTCCGGCCAAATAAGCCGCAAAACATCCTGTAAAACATCCAAACCTTGACCGCCTGTATTACTTGCCCACAATGCAGCCAGAACCGCACGGCGCTGGCTTAATTCAGCCTTTGTAAAAATAACCTGAAAAGCCTTTTCCCACGCTTCCGGGCTTCTGGTAGAATCAGGGAATAAATCAAGATAAACATTCTCTATTTCGTCCCTGATTCCATCCGGCAAAACCGCAATAGCTTCAAATAGCTTTCGCAAGTTCTTATCCTGTGTAATATCAAATACACGGCCGGAAGGAAGAAGGCTTTTAATGGCATCTATGAAAGATTTATTCTTCATAAAGCACTCCATCAATGTATAAATCACCCAGCTTGCAAAGCTCACCCTGGCCAAGTGTATAAGAACTGATTGAAGCGCCGCCAGCGTTCATTAACAGCTCGTCAAAGTCGCCTTTATAAGATGTACAAATATCGTTAGCAATTCCGGCCAGACTGTTGCGCAAAATAGAATCAGTTCGGTTATTATCATCACTTAAACCGCGGATATAAGGTTCACGGTTCAAAAGAAAATCTTCCACCGCTGCCTTAAAATCAGCGCCAAAGTCAGCAGCAGCAACACCTGTTAAATTGTTTACAAAGACGTTTATGCTGGTAACTCTAACCGGCATAACATTGATATAAGTTTCATCCCCAGCCGGATCTATAATTGCAGTAATCGGCTTTCTATTCTGAACGCCAGTATCAGGATCATAAGTGCAGGCATTGCCAACAGCCTTTAACAAAGCAGAATCCGGAATTCTGTCAGTATATAAATCGCTATTTCCGGCAACATAAAGCAAAACACCGCCAGGGCTGTTTTCATCGTTATAAGGATATGTTTGCAAAACGCCTGCAATGTCAAAAGCCCAATTTCTGTAATCGGCCAAAGCGCCGCCCTGTGGCTGTGTAGAATAACGTGTCTGAACGCGTTTTCTATAATGCGCTTCTGTTTCATCCTCAGTGCCTGCTTGAGTAGTAGAAGAAACCTTTGCTTCCTGGCTGCAAATCGCAAGCGGATTAACAAACTTCAAAACTGAATCATCAGCCAGACTGCCAGCTGTTCCGGCCGTAGTACAATAAACCGGAACTTCAACAGTCGCCGCATCCAGCGCCGTATTTTCAGAAACGCAATAAATAAGTCCGGTCAAATCGCTTTTAAGCTGTGTTCCCTGCTGCAAAACCTTTTCAGCCGCCGGCTCCGTAACAATTACAGTGATAGTTCCATTCCAAGAATCACCCTTTGCAGGCTGTGGAACGCCAAACAAATCACCCAGCTTAATAAGTGGGTTTACCTTATGGCCCTGGATAATTACGTCTTTATATG